TCAGCAAACAAGATGGACGAATTAACTATTATTCGCCAAAAACTCGCGGATCTTGAGTCAAAACTTGAAGATGCAAATGAACGTAAAATGCCATCGGTAACAAACAAATGGATTCTAACCGAATGCAGAAAGACCGTTAATAAGATTGAAAGGGATGAGCAACTGTATATTGATGCTCACAAAGCAGTGCTTGATATTGTTGAGAAACGAATTATCGAATGCAAACTTATAGTTCCGCCAAACGAGTCAATTATGACTCCGTTATCTCGTGCAATAATGGCAAATCCAAAAGGTCCGTGGCGTGTAAAGTATCATCTATGGCATGACGATAGAAATATGAGTATGGGTCTAACTATACCACCAGTAAAAGCCGATACATATGACGCTCAGCAACGTCCTGGTCAGAACTTTGTCGAGAAAATGGTTAAGAAACATCATTCAGAAATGATGAAAGAAACATTTCCTACTGCAACGTGGGAATGTCATGGTAGCCATGGACCCATTATAATCTGGGTCACTTTTCCAAATCCAGTTGATTCAATGGATACACTTCTTTCCTAAAACGGAAACTTAAAGACAGTAACCTTTTTTAACTAAAAGATGGAGAAGCTTTATGTACTAAAACTTGAGAATGATAAGTATTATGTGGGTAAAACTCGTGATCTTGAATCACGAATTACTGCCCATAAAAAGGGTAATGGAGCCGCATGGACCAAACAGCATCGTGTACTCAAAATACTTGAAACACACGATGTTATATCGGAACATGATGAAGCAAATTTAACGAAAGAGCTTATGAAAAAACATGGCGTTGATAATGTTCGTGGAGGACCATATTGTCAGGTCAACTTGACCGAAACAACTCGCGATTTTCTACAAAGAGAAATTCGAGGAAACTCAGATGCATGCTATAAGTGTGGAAAAGTAGGACACTTTATTCGTGAATGTAAAGACGATCGTCTAGAAGTTGAAGAAGAGGAAGAAGAATCTGAAGAAGAGGAAGAAATCTGGTCATGTAGTCACTGTAATAAAGAATTTAAAAGAATGATCCTTGCAATTTCACACGAACGTCGTTGTACTTCGAAGCCCAATACATGTTACCGTTGTGGAAGAGCAAGTCACTATGCAAATGATTGTTATGCATCAAGACATGCTAAAGGATATGATCTAGAGTAAATCAAAATGTACATATTTGGATCGATACTGCCACATTCTCAGACCACTTATAGAATTTCTACTCCACATATTTAACTTTGGAAGAACTGCTCCTGCCAGCATAGGTTTGGCAAGAACAAACTTCCGAACATATCGGATAAGTTTAGATTCAAGCGACAACACTTTTTTTCTTTTTTCGTTCGCTTGCCATTCATCTGCGTGCGAACGGATAAACTCTTGAATTGCCTGTTTCATGATCTTTTTAGTCTGAGTAAATTCAGAAGCCGCAGCTCTAACTTCTTTCTTAAGTCTACGAAACTCTTTATCATTTCTAACCTCGGCGTGTGCTTGTTCAATTAATCCAGCTTCTTCAATTGGATTACGATGTTTATTGCAAAGAATACATTCATAATTGGTTTCCTTCATGTATTTTAGAACACATTTGGTATGATATGCGTGCTTACAATCCAAACGAACACATGTACGTGTTGATTCATTTGGGTCATCATATTCTTCCATATCCATATCAACCATACAAACTGAACACTCTGGCATTTTATTTACTAAATTCATTCAATTTAAATAGGTTGATTTACTATTTGATTAACAAGTGGATGATTTTGCATCGCAAAAATCTTCGGCCATGCAAGATAGAGTCTAAAGCTTTGTTCGTGTTTAAACAAAGGAAATTCCGGATAACATGACAGTATATCATAAAATGCGTCGGCGATTGGATGCTGTTGGTGTTGACGCATTTGAGCGATAATATTAGTTAAAACTGTTCTGCGTTGTTCGTGAGATAGTTCACCGATTCGTTTGTAAAAGGTCTCCATTTATTTACATTCATTGCGAATATCCGTAAGCCAGTTAGCACATACTTCTGGCCACGTTTTGAACGAATAGGTTCTAGCCGCTGCACGACGCTCATCAAGCGTGTCGACTGTCTTCTGCATTGCATCTGCAATGATTTTGTGATCAAATATTGGACATTGAAACCCAATTGGCATTGATCCTGAAAAATACGAATGCCCAGACGATGGAATAAATTCTGCAACATCGGAAGTCAAAAATGCAGAATATGCTCCAACATCAGTTACAACTTGAGGAGCACCAGTATACAAATGCTCTAGTTGACAGAGACCAAACCCTTCTCCGTCGCTAGTGTTAATTCCAATATCTGTGATGTTATATATTTCATTAATTTTAGCATCAGACAGTGGAGTTGCTGCAGAATCGACAAGTATGAGTCGTTTACCGATTGTATCCAATGAAAGACCGCGCATTTCAAGTTCAGTATTATAAATACGAGTTATGTCATAATATGCACCGCCTTGAGTTGTAGCAGCAGTTACAATCATCAAAAAGTAAGGTTTGGTAATATCTCGTGAAATTAGTTCAACAAATGACATAATGCAAAGATCAAGTCGCTTTCGTTGAGAATTACGATTTGCATTCAAGAAAATAATAGCATCTGTTGGAATACCTGTAGACATGCGAAGACCACTACGTGTGTACTTATCAGCTCTTAAAAACACAGTGGAATCTACAGCATGTTCCATTACTGAAATTGTCGGAGCAGGCCCGTAGCTTGCATATTCTTTAACCCATGTATCGGAAAACATGTAAATACGATCAGCCGATTGATTAATCTTTTCAACAATGGGTTTCACAGTTCCTTTATATACAAGATCTAGATAGATCCAAAGCTTAAACGATGATTTATCTTTTTCATATTTCATCGTTTCAATAAATTTATAAACAATAAATGGATCATTATAGATCATAACGATATCGGGATTTACTGTATCAATATACTCGTTAATTTTATTAAATCCAAATCCTTCTTCACGAGGATCCTCATTTGCTGCAGCATCATATTGAATAATACCTTTGGGAGCAGTTCGAATTCCGGGACGAGATGGATGCCGTTGAAACCCAAAATGAAAAACTTTTATATTCGGAACGGTAGAAATCTGCTGAAGTAGATTTGTTACAACTTTAGCATAGCCGGTCATTTGATCAACATGAGTACTAATAAGTAAAAAACGCATTGTATTGGTATATTATACCGTTTTAGCTCTAAACATGAGTTACGTGGGCAATTCCGGGAGCATCATCACTTAGAATCCAACCAATTTTCTCCATAAGAAGCTTCTTGGTCTTACCCGTAACTCCAGAATGATTGTTCTTCTCTAGAACTAGTAGAAACCGAGCAACTCCATCAACTGGCTCTACCTCATAAACAAACATTACAATCCCAACATACAGCCATTGGCTATCAATCTTCTCGATTAGAATTGATCCAGGCGTAATCCAATCATCACGCTTAGCCTTCTTCTGACCAGCAAAGTACATAACACGCACAGTGTTAGTATCATTTACAACCAGATCATCATACGACTCGTTATAGTTGACAGAAAGTAGAGTGACAGACATTTTATTGAGAGTTATGTAACAAATACGTGACAAATCCGTTTTTAAACACTTTGTATAAATTCCCAGCGCAAATATTCGCAAATTTTTTTCCATATGAAATCATGTGCAATCAAACGATCACGTGACTTTAGTAAAGGGAAATACGCTTTGTACTCATCCAGTTCCAGCAGCTCGAAGAACTTGAACAAAATATACGAATAAGACAGAAAGTTAGTGCGGTCATCCGGACAGTACAGCAAAAAAGGCGCCTGGATTTCTTGAAACATCGTACGAATCTTCTCTTCAATTTCTGGCGTAATCGTTGGTGGAGGGTTTCCATTAAGTCTCGAAAGAATATGAGCGGCATGTTCGTAATACTTAGATTTATTTAGCTTCTTTAAAATGTCTCGTATTTCTTTTTCGGTCATTTGAGCAATGTTCTGAATACGGCGTTTCTTAATTTCACTGATGACTTCATGCATCACCTCATCTGGAATAATGGTAGATTCCTTTGCTTGAAACTGATTCAAAATTTCATTTAAGTGATTGATCTTTTTATACGCATAATTATTGCGTTCTTTAGGAGGATCGCGAAATGAAGGAAAATCAGATACTACCATAATGTATTCTTCTGATCCACATTTAGGGCATACAAGTACACCTTCTGATGTCAATTCTTCACGAGCAATATTACAGGACTCACAGTGTTCGGTAATAACCTGTTTCATTTCCGCAACTTCCATTCCTTTCAGTTTCATACGAGTAGCATATTCTTCAAAAAGTTGTTTTTTACTTTGACTACCAGTATCGCCGGCCGTACTTGTGACCAAATACTTTACGAATGTATTTTCATCCATACAAGACGTTGCTGCTTGTTTTGGTTTCTCTGTATTTCCGTAATATTGAAGCATAATGTCTGCATTTTTTACGTAATATTCTTCAACTGGATTTTTAGAATCTAATCTAAACCGTAATTCTTTTAATTCCGATTCTGCTTTAGAC